GGTAAAGACTACACTCTAGTTTTAACAGACACATCAGCATATGTAATTCAATTTGTTGGTCCACCATTTACATTTAGTGTTAGACAGGTAGGTACAAACTGTGGATTGATTGGTCAAAATGCATTGAGTTATTCTGATGGTAAAGTATTTTGGATGTCAGGTGAAGGTGGATTTTTTGTATTTGATGGTACAGTAAAAAGTATACCTTGTTTAGTTGAGGACTTTGTATTTACAACTAGCGGAGATAATTTAGGAATAAATTATAGTTCAAATCAACTAGTTTATGCAGAACATAATTCTTTATACACTGAAGTTAATTGGTTTTATCCTAAATTTGGTTCTTCACAAATAGATAGATGTGTTACTTATAATTATTCAGAAAATGTATGGACCACTAGTTCGCTTGCAAGAACTTCTTATATTGATCAAGGACTTTTCGATTTACCTCATGCAACAGAATTTAATAAAACTGCTGTACCTAATTTTCCAATTCAAGGTATTACAGCAACTTATGGAGCATCAACTTACTATGCTCATGAAACCGGAACCGATCAAGTAAATTCTTCAGGTACAACTTCTATTGATGCATTTATTAGATCAGGTGATTTTGATATAACTACTAGACAAGGTGCTTTGGGTCAAACAACTGGAATAGCTGATCTTAGAGGTGATGGTGAATTTATTATGTCCGTAAGACGATTCATACCTGATTTTAAATTATTACAAGGTAATTCAAAAATTACTTTACTCTTAAATAATTATCCAAACAATACAGCTACAAGCTCACCACTT